ATTAATACATTCGTCGCACGCGAGGGGGGTGTGGTTAAAAATGGCAGATACAGCCGAAAAAGAAAAGCATTTTTTAGAGAAAGATAAGCGGGTTAACGAAGAAATCAACCGACTTACCCAAATCTTAATAGATCTGGATGCAGATGAAAAGAAATTACAGGCAGCTGAATCACTAATTGAAAATGCGGCATTTATGTCCGTTACTCTTCAAGATTTGCGAGATAAAATTAACCGGGAGGGCTGTGTTTCAAAGTATCAAAACGGGGAGAATCAGTGGGGCACAAAGCAATCCCCCGAAGTTAAAACTTATAACCAGATGCTTAAAAACCACATGTCTATAACTAAGCAGCTAACTGATTTGTTGCCTTCCGGGAATCAAGAAAAAGCTGAAGATGGCTTCACAAAATTTGTTAATAACCGGCCAGAATAGAAGGTGTCACCAGTGACTAAAAAAATTACTCTTAGATGTACCGGAACAACTAATGACGGAGACAGATGCAGCAGAAAAAAGAAATTTCCGGTTAATCAGGCTTCTGAAGAGTGGAGATGTTGGCAGCACCTAGACCAAAGTAAGAAAAAGCCTAAAAAGCGGACAGACGGGACTTATGTTACTTATACCGAAGATTATAATCCTATAATTGAGTATTATGAGAAAATTAAATCTGGAGAAATAATAGTCTCAAACAAAGTCCGGAGAGTTTACAAGAAATTAGTTTCTGATATTGATAACCCGGACAGCGTATACGAATACAGCCCTGGGCATGCCAATCATGCTATAGAATTTGTTGAAAACTATTGCCGCCAGTCAAAAGGGCCAAAAGGTGGGGAATTATTAAGACTTGAACTCTGGCAGAAAGCTTTTTTAGCCGCGTTGTTTGGTTTTGTCCACAAGATAGACAGGACCCGCAAATATAGAGAAGCGCTTTTAATTGTGGCCCGGAAAAACGGGAAATCAACCTTTTCTTCTGCAATTATGCTATATTTGCAAGTTGCAGATAAGGAGCCAGGGGCTGAAATATATGCTGTAGCTACTAAAGAAAAGCAGGCTAAACAGGTCTGGTTAGAGTCTAAGAAAATGGTTAAAAAGTCTCCGGTGTTGAGGTCTAAGATTAAACCACTTGTAAAGGAATTGCGTGGAGATTTTAATGACAGCACATTTATCCCGCTTGGGTCCGATAGCGACAGATTAGACGGCCTTAATGTTCACGGAGCCAGCCTTGATGAAATACATGCCTGGAAAGACAAAAATTTATATGATGTTATCAAAGATGGTACTTCATCCCGGGAACAACCTTTAATTTTGATGATCACCACAGCCGGGAGCATCCGGGAATCAGTATACGACATGAAATATGATGAAGCGGAAATGGTTTTGAATGGTTATGAGGACCCGGACGGCTACCACGACGAAAGATTTTTGCCAGTTATATACGAGTTAGACAAGCGGAAAGAATGGACAAACCCTGAATGTTGGCCAAAGTCTAACCCAGGGCTTGGAACTATTAAAAACCGAGAAGCACTTGAAAATAAAGTGAATAAAACTAAAGCAAATCCTTTGTTGGTAAAAAACTTACTGACAAAGGATTTCAATATAAAAGAAACATCATCTGAAGCCTGGTTAAACTTTGAGCAGTTAAATAATACTGAAAAATTTGATATTGGAGAGTTAAAGCCGCGTTATGGTATTGGCGGCACTGACTTATCCAGCACAACTGACTTAACAGCAAGTTGTGTTTTATTTATGGTTCCAGATGATGAAAATATTTATGCTTTATCTATGTACTGGTTACCTGAAGAACTATTAGAAAAACGGGCTGCAGAAGATAAGATACCATATGATGTTTGGCACAAACAGGGTTATTTAAGGACTACCCCAGGCAATAAGATACATCCTAAATTTGTAACACAGTGGTATTTAGAAGTGCAAAATGAACTTGATATATATTTGCCCTGGATAGGTTATGACTCCTGGAGTGCTGAATACTGGGTTGAAGAAATGCAAGGCCATTTCGGAAAAGAAGCAATGATACCAGTTATTCAGGGTAAGAAAACTTTGAGCGGGCCGATGAAGTCAATGGGTGCTGACCTGGAAGCTAAAAAAATTAATTATAACAACTGTCCTGTGACTAAATGGTGTCTTAGTAATACTTCTGTTGACATAGATAAGAACTTAAATATTCAGCCGGCTAAACAAAAAAATCAACGGAAAAGAATAGATGGTACAGCCGCAATGCTTGATGCTTATGTGATACTGCAAGACAAGATGCAGGATTATGAAAACATGATCTAAAACAGGAGGTGAGCACTTGGGATTAATAAATTCAATTAAAAACTTTTTCAATAGAAGCCCCACTAAAACAGGATTAAAATTAATTACCGAAAGAGGCAATGGTTTCTACGGCTGGAATGGCAATTTATTTCAATCCGACATAATCCGGTCGTGTATTCGGCCGAAAACAAAAGCAATAGGAAAACTTGATGCTCAGCATATAAGAAGGGGCGAAGACGGAATACAGAAAAATCCGGAACCCTATATGAGGTTTTTGCTTGAAGAGCCAAACCCTTATATGTCAGGTCAAATGTTTCAAGAGAAGTTAACTAATCAGTTAGAGCTTAACAATAATGCTTTCGCATTAATTGTTCGTGATGATTTTGGCCTACCCAAAGAATTATATCCCATCCCCTCGACCGGAGTTCAGGTAACTTTTGATAATAGAAATAGAATGCATCTAAAATTTGCCCTCAAAAACGGAAAATTTATTGAGCCACTATACAGTAATGTTATTCATCTCCGGCAGGATTTTAACGATAATGATATTTTTGGGGAAAGCCCGAAGAAAGCATTAAATGATTTGATGGAAGTAGTTAATACAACCGATCAAGGAATAGTTAAAGCAATCAAAAACGGTGCTATTGTTCGCTGGTTATTAGAATTTAAAAGTAAAATTAGGCCAGAAGACAAAGAACTAGAAGTCCGAAAATTTGTAGAAAATTATCTTTCAATAGAAAATGACCTCGGGGCGGCTGCAACTGACCCTTCATTTGATGCTAAGCAAGTAGAACCACATAATTATGTTCCCGAAGCAGAACAAATGGGAAAAACAGTAAACAGAATATATAACTTTTTTGGTACCAACGAAAAAATAATACAGTCAAAATATGGTGAAAATGAATGGATTGCTTACTTTGAAGCAGAAATTGAACCATTAGCAAAACAAATGAGTAAAGAGTTTACCCGAAAATTATTTACGCGGAAGCAGCGGGGCCATGGAAATGAAATAATATTTGAAGCAAGTAGCTTGCAGTATGCTTCTATGAAAACAAAACTTAACTTACTTAATATGGTTGATCGTGGTGCAATGACTCCGAACGAATGGCGCAAAGTTATGAATCTCGGTCCGATTGAAGGTGGAGACAAACCGATTAGAAGGAAAGATACAGGAACAGTTGAAGGAGGTGACTTTGTAGAAGATGAAGATTCCGATTAAGGGTGTGATTGTTTCAAATAATGAAAAAATGATATACGAAATGTTTGGCTTTGAAGTCACAACCCCGGATGATGTAAATGAGTTGATTGAAGGGGCAGAAGCAGGTGAAGGACTGGAAGTAGTTATAAACAGCCCCGGCGGTGATGTTTTTTCTGGTTCTGAAATATATACTGCATTAATGGACTATAAAGGACCGGTTGAAACTAAAATAGTTGGTATAGCTGCAAGCGCGGCCAGTATTATAGCAATGGCCGGAGGAATAGTAAAAATATCTCCTACAGCCGAAATTATGATACACAATGTTACAGAAATTGCCCAGGGAGATTATAGAGATTTCGAACATGAGGCAGAAGTACTAAAAGATTATAACAAGACAATTGCCAATGCCTATACCTTAAAGTCCGGGATGTCTCATGATGAGTTGTTAAGCTTAATGGATAAAGAAACGTGGCTGACACCGCAAAAAGCTAAAGAGTATGATCTGGTAGATGAAATCATGTTTGATGAAGGCAAAAAATTGGCTGCGGTTGCTGGAATAGGCGAAAATATTTTATTGCCTGATAATGTTATTAATAAAATGAGAGATTTATTACATGATGGTGGAATTGTTGATAATGAGAATGCCGATGAAAAGGAAATGAAAGTCCAGGGGGCAAAGCTGGACTTACTAAAATTAAGGAGTGATGTTAAATGTTAACCAAAGAAGCATATCTCGAAAAAAGAAACAAATTGCTAGAAGAAGCCGAAGAACTGCTGGATGAAGGGAAAATTGATGAGTACAAAGACAAAGAACAGGAAATTAAGGATTTAGATGATAAGTTTGAGAAAGTCTCAAAAGCTCAGGCAAATATGGATTCGTTAAAAGATAAATCTGCGGTAAAGTCTGACTTTATTAATGATGATAAACCGCAAGACGGCAACGACATAGAAGAAGAAAATTTGTTTAATACGGTAGAATACCGTAAAGCATTTATGAATTATGTTCAGAATGGAACACCAATTCCGGGCGAATTTCAGGCTGAAATTCAGAGAATAACTAATACAGACGAGTTCACTCACACTACTGATGCAGATGCCGTAATACCTTCTACAATTCTCGAAGAAATGATAGAAGAGATGGAAGAATACGGTCAGATATTCGAGCGCGTACGAAAAACTAATATCCAGGGTGGTATGGAAGTACCGATTGCCTCTCTTAAACCTACTGCAAGCTGGATAGGGGAAGATACTCCATCTGACAGGCAAAAACTTACTGCAGATGACAAAGTATCGTTCAATTATTACGGCCTTGAATGTCGTGTATCTATCGGTATTGTTGCCAGTGCTGTTACACTTAATATGTTTGAAAATAGGTTTGCTGAAGCAATTGGTGAAGCTGTGATTAAAGCAATGGAGAAAGCTATTATTGCTGGTGACGGTTCCGGTAAGCCACTTGGAATTACTGAAGATAGTAGAGTGCCGGGAGACAATGAAATTACACTATCTGATGATGACGTTGCAAGATGGGACAGTTGGAAGAAAAAAGTGTTTGCTAAAATACCACTTGCATATAGAGCTGGCGGTTCTTTCCTCATGGCTGCTGGAACTTTTGAGGCTAATATTGATGGTATGGTCGATGCAAATGGGCAGCCAATTGGCCGGACAAACTATGGCATTACAAGCGGTCCACAGGAAAGGTTTGGCGGAAGGGAAGTATTACTTGTAGAAGATGATGTAATTTCACCTTATAGCTCCGCAAGTTCTGGCGATGTCTTTACTGTATTTTGTAAGTTATCTGATTACTGTATTAACTCTAATATGCAGATGACTATGTACCGGTGGACAGATCATGACAATAACGAAAAAGTTAATAAGGCCTTGCTGGTTGCGGACGGCAAAATACTTGACCCGAACGGCATTATGATTGTAAAAAAAGCGTAAATAAATAATAGGGCGGTCTTCCGCCCTTATTACTTTCAAAGGAGTGAAAATTAATGTATCCATATAAATATGATTTTGGACAGGAAATACAAAGTGATGTCGACAGCATTAATCCTGATAGAGGGTTTATTG